AGTGCACGGAGTTCACGTCTAACACGAGTCATAAGTGAGCCGTCGAAGGGCAAATCGAGAGTGCGCTCCGTCGTGCAATTCCTGAGAATCGCGAGGGCGAAATCCTGCAAAACAGGGACGCCACGGTTCAAAATTAACTCACACAGTCCGATGGTGTATAACAACCTGGCGCGAGCGCCATCCTGATTGAAATACTTCACACCCACGAGTGCACAACTCAAGACCTTCCATGGATTACGAATAAAGCTAAACCTATCTGGGTTCAGCTCAATGATCTTGGATTGGCAGAACTCGACATCGTGGATGTCATCGGCCACGTGCTCAACCTTAACTTGCATACCGAAGGATAAAAACCTCTCACGGACGGTCGCAAGCACCCTGGGTAAGTACTGACGTTCAACGATGACGACACTATCGTCACCGTCGTCCAAACAGTCCCACTTTGGGCACCAGTCCAGAAAGGCAATTAACATCATTAGGGCCAACACACAGTTGCCTAAGGCCGTATTCATATCCCCACTCATACGTCTACCGGCGGTCTTATACTTGATCCCACGACTAGTGATACAACGATTCACCAGTTGCAGCGACAAGAGCCACGCGAAGTATGCATCCTGGATGCTAGCGAGGTAAACGCTATGCTCGAGTTTGAGCAATGCCTTGGAGACGTGCTTGTCAAACCTCTTCATATCGAGGCAGACGAAGACAGGATCAGTGAAGAAGGCGGCCTTCTTAACTAGCAACGCAGCGCGCTCTTCCTGGTTGAGACCTTTTGCTATGTTCCTAGACTTCGGAACACCACTGCTAGCGTGGCGGAAAAGGTAAAGATGCTCCTCGATAGGTTTAAGAAACCTACCGAGCTCAACGCAGTACTTCGGATTACGAAATTGGATGGCTCGGGGGTCAGGATTGGGTTTGTCGGGGTCCGGAGCAATCTTTTCAGACTTGACGAACATCTTTACCGACGCGTCCAATTTGTTGAGTCCAAAGGCAAGCACCTCGTCGGTGGCTTGAATGTACCTTGTTCTCTTACCACCTGAATACCTAAGCGGCATCATATAGTAATCCTCAGGGACGCACTTAGGCAGTGCGTCAGCGATGCGTGTCGCGGCGACCTTTAGGTCGGCCAGCCCAGCGACAGTAGGGGCTGGCACCACCCCACAAACACGGTTGGCTATGGAGACCAACTGGTTGTGTAGGCAGTCATGGTGACAAAAGGGTTGAAAGATTTGGTCAGTCAACACTGGCGTGGCAACCCTTACCACACGTCGTGCGTGTTGACACCCATCGTCGGTTGGGACTCTGAGGATAGCACAGCCCTTGGCCAAAGGTTCAAGAGGCTTCGAGCCAGCACAGAGCCCCGGAACCGACGCTGGGCCCCGTTAGGCGATAGGTAGGGCCTTTCCGTTAGGAAGGACTCCCTTCCTGACGAATCGGTCTACCAAGTGGATATCGTCCAGATCAGCCTGGGGCCCTCGCGTGAGTCCCTCTAAGAAGGCTAGTTCTCCAGCAGACGCTCGCACCGCTATCCCGACGGCACGGTACATCTGCGAGGACTGCACGACAGTGCTCCAGTGTTTGCGGTTTTGATGCATCCACTGGGCTGCCTTGCGCGCCAACTCGGTGACTCTTCTCGAATCGCGTGGGGCAAACGCCGATTGCAGTATTAGGTACCCAACCAGCTCTCTGTCCACACCTGCCTTAACGCACATTGAGTCCACGTCAGCCTCTAGGTCGGTGTTACGACTTCGAGAGTCGCCAGCGAACCAGCGACAAACCTTAGTGAACAACTTGGAGGTTGTAAAATATGCAAAGGTACAGCCAATGGCGACATCGGCTGTGGTAGGAACATCAAGCAAACCGCAAAGGGCGTAAGTGACACACAGACCAGCAGTTACCGCGGGCGCGGTATCAAAGCTCTCCATGGCTTGGGTAAGCCAATGCTTTTCATACTCGACGACGATCTCCATTGGTTTGTTGTCGGGTGGGGCATAAGATGCTCCCTCGACCACCGTGCGAGTGATAGGCGTTGGAAGGTCTGGCGGTGACTCAGTCGAAACTTCGCTCACCTCATCCGTCGGGTTGTCCGCTACTTCGACGGGTTGACCGACATTGGAGGCACTGTGTCGGTCGGACTCGGGGTCAGGCTGAACTGACCCAAAGCCCGCAGGTTGTGGTGCAACCTGCGTATATGTGACGCCGGATTCGTCACGCACCACGTCATACAAGACGCCTCCTATCACGAACTGCTCAATAGGTGGTGTGGTGCTCCCCGGGTGGGGCATATTGCGTGCTTGGCGGGCACGTTGTCGGCTACCTTGACTGCGGCGGCCTGGCCTGGGGTTTAATGATTG